CCCATTTTTCTCTACCAAAAGCAATCATAGGAAATAAGCTAAATTCGTAACTACTTGTTGAGATAAATGTATTCCCAAATTCAGATTCTATTTTCATAATTTTAAAATTCTAAAAGATTTATTCCATTAAACCCTAACGCCAAAGGATATGCTACGCAACCCAGTGTTAAGGCTTAATTTGTTATTTTAGTTTCTAATCGCTACACAACTCAACCTAACAATAGATAAGTTCCATATGCGTAGCGGAACGTTCTTTACTCGTATGCTACGCATCCGAAGAACTTATCCTTTGGCGTTGTAAAACATAGCTACTAATCGCTATTTTAATAAGTTGTCTAAATCGTTTGGTAAGTATGTAAATGCAATCCATCCTAAACACAATCTTTTGGTATATTTCCAATGCCAGTAAAAACCACCGTATTTTCCCCAGCTAATCGCTAAAGTTCCGCTACGTTTCACAACATCGGGTATATTGCAGTTTTTCTGCTTATCTTCTGCTAAACATTCAGCGTTTAGTTCTTCAAAAAATGCTTCTGTATTTGGGTGTTTTAAATCAACCGAAGCTGTGTTTCCAAAATGTTTTTCAAATAATTTACTTGTACTCATAATTTTATATTTTTAGTTATTAAATCGCATAAAAACCGACAACATACCCGTAAGCGTTACCTACAAGTGCTTAGTTCTGTGTTCCAAATAAAGTTTGTGCTTGTGAATCTTTTTCTTTTCTTTTTTCTCCCACCCTTTTTTTTGCTATCGCAAAATAATGTTCATCAAGTTCAATACCAATGCCATTTCTATTTGTGTTTTGGCAAGCTACCATTGTGCTTCCACTACCCATTGTAAAATCTAAAACAACTTCGTTTTCATTAGTGTACGTTTTAATTAAGTATTCCATTAATTCAACAGGCTTTTGCGTTGGATGCACCCTGTGTAAATTATTACACTCTTTACTCGTAGAGTTAATATTAATAATGTTTTTAGGGTAGCTTTCGGTTCTTATAAACTTATGCTTTTCTTTGGATGTAAAGTTGCCATTCTCACTCTTACCATCACTTTTCCAATTTCTATCGTCAATAATACGTTCTTTAGGTGTCATTTGTGGGTTATACACACACTGCTTCTTATAAAAAACTGATATATTTTCATAGGTTCTCATTGGCTGTTTTTTAGCAAGTCCAAAACTTGTGCTTTGCGTTTTATTCCAAACCCAATCATATTTATAGTATTTCATATTACTCATTCGTAAAGAAGAAGAAAATGGTTCTGCACCAAACAAAACTATTGCACCATTTGGTTTAATAATTCTGTTAAGCTGTTTCCACATCAAATCAAAGTCAATTACTGCATCCCATTTACAAGCTGTAGTTCCGTATGGTATGTCAGTTATTATTGCATCAATACTTCCATCTGGTATGTTCTGCATTTCTTGTAGGCAATTGCCTTGTATTAGTTCTATCATATTTTTAATTTTTCAAATTAATTTTGCCAACGCTCAAAAAAGAAAAGAAAAAGGTTCAGTTTTTCCATTTGAGTTTAGTGGTTAAAAATCGCACCAGTAGGTAACAATGTATATACGCAATGCTTCCTATCGTCAGCACTTCACATATACTTGTCCGTTATGCTACAATAGCCATCGAGGCACGCAATCAAACCAGTAAAATTATTACTGCATTTTTGCATTATTCATCAGAATAAAATTCTTCTTTACTAGCGTTCATTACAACACCACATGCTTTACACCTTTCATAACCTGATTCAAAACAAGTGTATGTTCCATAGTTGTGTTCACAATCATCAAATCCCATAATTTTAATAGTTTAAAAGATTGCTTATTGTAGCATAACGGGCAGCGTAATGGCTACGCATCGGCAATCATGAGTTAATATTTATTTTCTTTTGTTCTTATTCGATAACTACTATACATAACAAAGTATAAAGTTTATAGATGCGCAGCTCAATCGGTTTTAACGTGTATGCTGCGCATCCACAAACCTTATACGCTGCCCGTTAGGCAACATTTAATCACCAAGCGTTATTATTACCTTCCAATTGTTTGCTTCATATTTCACGTATTTTACATTTACGGCATCAGAAAAACTAATTCTATGTTTTCTAACGTCAATATCTTTAAGTTCTTCAGGCATATTCCCACCATAATACCATTTCGGAAAATAATTTTCTTTAGTGTTTCTATGAAAAGCTTTTAATTCAAGTTCACGTTCCATTTCACGAGGTAAATGTAAAATACTGCCTATTGCAGGAACTTGTGGTAGTTTACATTCTACATAAACGCTTTCGTCCCAAATTTCAAATTCATTTTCTATATGTATAATACAGTCAATCATAATAAAAACGTTGCCTAACAAAGTATAAAAACAAAAGCTATTATCAGGCTATTTATAAGGCTTTTGCTTGTTAATTAATTCAGTTGTCAAAAATTATTTTACAACTCGTTTACACGCTTCAATTTTTATACAAACCGTTACAGGCAATACTACTTTAGTGCATCAAACAAACTTACTTGCTTGGTGTTGGTTTGTCTTTGTATTTCCATAGCAGTTTCGAGTATTGTTCTGCCAACTTCGTAATCAACCAAGTTTCGAGCGATTTTATCTCGTCTTTGATTTCCTTTGTACTTATAAAAATCATAATCGTGAAATTTACAAAGTGCATCTACCTCATTTTTTGCTTTTGATATAATTCCTTGCCCTTCTTTTCTTTCGCCTATATTAGAAGGTAAGTTAAAGTTAGTCCAATATAAATGTCTACCTCGTTTTTTTGCAGGTATCAAAGGCTCATAATATGGTATTACATTCTCAACTACATATTTACCTTCAAAATGGTTATCCAAAAAAATGATTTCTTCATATAGGCTCATACTTGGGTAAACTGGTTTATAGCTATCTCTGTTTTTTTGGCTATGTCTAACTTTACTATGAGTAGGGCAAGGCGGTGAAGTCCAAATAAAATCGAACTCTTTAAAATGATTCAACAAATATTCGTGTGCATCAGCAACAATTACCTTATCGTTAGGAAATCGCTCTTGGTACAATTTTGCTAATTCTGTGTCAATTTCAACGGATACTATTTCCAAGTTATCCGAAACTTCATCCCACTTGTAACGGTTTCCGCCCAAGCAAGCATATAAGTTTAATATTCTGTATTTTTTCATAATTCTGTTTAATTTACCCGTACTGCCTGTAACAATGTATAAACGCCATTAAAACGAGCGTTTATACTCAACGTTACCTGCAAGTTTTAAAAAGAAGCCTACGCTTTTCCCCAACGCTCAATAAAAGAGCTTTGCAAGCACATTTATTCTTTTCCGCCTACCGCTTTACTAACTGTATTCTTTCGCCGATAGCCTTTACTATTTTGGTTGTTACTGCATTTCCGCACATCTTATATCGTTGTGTTTTACTTATTTCCTTTATTTCACCGTCATAATTACCGTACTTGGTCCAATCGTCTGGGAAACCTTGTAAGCGTTCACATTCTATTTCGGTTAAACGTCTAATCTTAGACTCATTGGTAAGAATGTTTACTTTGTTTTCTGTTCGAGTACTTGGAATACAACCCATATTTCCATCTTCATAAAAAGCACGGTCTTGTTGGCTTTTATAACCTTTTCCACTTTCATCCTATTGAAGATAATTTTTAGTAAACATTATTCCGTGTTGGTCTTGGCAATTAAGCGTAAAAGCAGGTTCGCCAGCTTCCTTAAATCTTCGTCCGTTTTGGCGTTTTTCTTTGCGGTCTGGCGTTAATACAGGTATTACAGTCATATCGCTGTGTAAACCACCAGAGTGTCCACCACCAGTTAAGCATCCTGCCTTTTTTGGTATTTCAATAAAAGTGTCATCCGCTTTCATTGCACCAGAAGCCTTTAAGGTTGTACTAGATTTGGTTTGTGTCCGTCCTTCTTCTGGTCGCTTCGGCTTATCAGATAATCGGTCATTTTCTGTGAAAGGAAATATTTGTCCGGTACTTCGTCCTGCAAGATGTCCGACAAGGTATATCCGCTCTCTATTTTGGGGTAATACCCAGTCTGTATTAAGCAGTTGCCATTCAAGTCTATAACGCCCAATGTTGGTAAAGGCATTGAGAATTGCCCAAAAGTCTGCGCCATCATTTGAGGAGAACGTTCCTTTAACGTTTTCCCAGATAAAAATACTCGGTTGGCATTCCCTAAGCAGTCTAATTGCTTCGAGGATAAGCACACTTCTTTCGCCTTTAAGTCCAGTTTGCTTTCCAGCCAAACTAAAGTCTTGGCAAGGACTTCCGAAAGTGATAATATCTGGTCGTTCAAGGTCTTTTCCTCGAACATCTGTAACTGAGCCGATGTGTTTTGCATTTGGATAATTGTATTTATAGTTTGCTATTGCGTGTTTGTCTATTTCAGAGTAATAGTGTTTAGTTATATTAAAGCCAGCTTCTTGCAAGCCTTTGGTAAAGCCACCTATTCCGCTAAACAATTCAACTAACTTTATGTCTTTCATTTTATATTTTGTTTTAACTTTTAAACAATTCTAATGTCTTTGATCGTTTCATGTCCTGCTTTTTACCTTCAGGATTTACAACCGTGTCTACACAATCTAATACGCTTTCTCTTTCATGGCTTCTGGTCCTTACAACGGTATAAGTTCGTCCTTTGCTTGTAGTGAATTTATAGGATGGTAGGTAGCTCATTTTATTTGCTTTCTTTTTTCTTTTAGCATATAAACCCACTTAGCTTTTTCACTATCTTTTTGCCAGTCTATTATAAAATCTTCAAGCATTTGTCTATCCATATTTTTTGTGATATAGTCAACATGCTGCTGTACTTTTTCTTTATGTTTTTTTTGCAGTAGCTTTTTCCGATAACTAAGTATATCTTCATCAGTTGCAGATTGTCTTAATTCTGGTTTAGGTTGGTTTTGTTCTCTTAAAATTGATTTTTGTTCCATAAACTGAGGAAACCATTCACCAAATATCAAGTTGCTATCTATACCTTTTTTTGCGCTTCCAAATTTACCAGAACGTGCCATCTTGAAAAACAAAATGATGTCCTCTAAACTCTCATAAGCAAAGTTTTCTAAAGTGTCTACGGTTAGTATTTCTACTTGAGAATCATTTAATTTTGTTGAAAATGCAAAGGATTCTAAAAACCGATTTACAAGCACTTTTACAACACTAAAACCTATCTGACCTGTATCGCCTTTAAACACGCTTCGCATCTTTGCTTTGTTATCCGCTTCAACTAGTGTTAAACTCATTTCTATCATTGCTAGGCTTTGTTTTCCTTCAAGGATATCTTTACTTAAACTTAAACTGCTTTGCTGTTTCTGATTGCATAGCTTCTGAGAATACTTCTGTATTTGTTTTGTCTTTTCCATCTGGTTTTTGAATTTCGATTTTTAGCCACCTGTTGAAATGTTTCTTAGTGTCCTTTACGGTCTTACATTCTTCACCGTCGCCTTTGATGAGTTTAAAGAATTGCTCTAGGTAGTTTTCTAAAGTTTCCATGTTGAAGCCCTTTTTTACTTCTGAGAAGTTTCTACAAAGGCTTTCTTTCCAAGTCACTTCATTTTCAAATTGTTTTTCTAAATCCGAAATACTTAACAAGGTTTCAGGATCTACAACAATGCTTAAAAGTTTTTCAGACTTTTCAAAAGTTTCTTCTTTATCTTTATTATTATTAATATCTACATCTTTATCTATATCTATTAAAAGGTTAACCGTTTGGTTAACCAGTTGGTTAACCACCTCTTTTAATTTTTCTTTATTTTTAAGTTCAATTATTTGTTCAGTATCTAAATCATAAAGGTGTTTTTTAAGTGTGGAAATATCAGATTTATTAAAACCTAATTCTATTGCATACCTCACAACTACACCCATTGCAGAGCTTCTGTCTTTTCCTTTTTTATAAGATTTTCGTTTTTGAATTACATCTTTTGCGAAATCATTCTCTAACCGTTGGTTATCGTTTTGGTTAAACTTTTGGTTAACCACTTGGTTAACGAACTGGTTGAACCGTTCAAACTCACTAGGACGAACTCTACATATACCTGCCATTTCATCTAAATCGGTTGGAACTGAGCCATTATCGAACTGATGTAGCAATAAATCGAAATACCATGCTCTAAATTCAGCTTTCATTCCGTTAGTTGCAGAAATCCATTGCGCTATATATACTAATGCTGCTGGGTCTTTACTCATTACGCTGTCTTTTCAAGTTCTTCCATATCAAAAAGCGTAGGTACGTTTAATTGATATTCAATTGATTTTAGATAGAATAAACCATCATCATAATAATCAGGATTCAACTCTACAGCCCAAGCCTTACGGTTCATTTTTACAGCTGTGTATGGTGTGCTAAATAACCCACCAAAAGGATCACCAACTGTCTCACCTGGATTAGAATATTGAAATACCAATCGCTCAATAATATCTAACTGAAGTGGGCAAATATGCTTTTCCTTTTTACGGTTTTTCTGGTTAGCGTTAAGTGTTTTTAATCGGTTAACGTCGTTCATTACGTCTGGTCCTGTTGGTCTATTCATTAAGCTCATCATCTTTTTTGAGAGCTTTCCTGCTTTGTCTAAGGTTTCACAAGCATCTAAGTGTAATTGATAATCGTAAGGCACTACACGACAATATTCTTTCCACCATGCGTAAATAGTTTTAGGATTTAACTTTTCGGCTTGTTCTAAGGTTAAGAATCGATTACCGTTGCTTTGCCATATAGAATGCGCGTCTAACTGCCATTTAGCTAAGGTGTATTCTTCTTTAGACTTGTTAACTGGCAAATCTGCATAGGCATTTTTATCATCGCTTGGTGACTTTCTGAATAACAGAATATACTCAGGTAATCCGCAGCCCATTTTAGTACTATCCTTAACCAATTCGCCCCAAGTTAATCGGTAGGTTTGGTTATTCTCTTGTACTACGTCTGTAGGTACTGTGATTTTTCCAATAAGATGAAAACCATGCTTTGTAAAGCTTCTTACGGTTTCACCACTAAAATCATCTATTGTAGTGTAACTAATTCCTTTTTGATAACCGTAACGGATCCTATCCTTTACATGGACCGCACATATACGTCCTGGTATTAATTTATCTAATAACTTAGGAACGAGATAATCCATCTGCTCAAAAAAGCCTTCGTTTGTTGGATTGTGTCCAAAGTCGTTATAGTTGTTAGAATATTCGTAGTGATTACCGAACGGAATAGAGGTGACAATCAATCCGGTTGAATTGTTTTCTATCTTATCGAGTTCAATAGTGCAATCGCCATTATATACCGTTGCATTGCCTACGGTATGCATTCTGGTATCGTTAAATATTTTTCGTTTCATATCGCTTGAGAGTTTATTATTATTAAGTCCGTAATTTCTAACGAGGTTTATCATTTCGGTTTGAAGCTCTACATGTCGCTTCCATTTAGCCTTTAATTCTTTAAGGACCTCACGCTCATTTTGGGTGTGTATAATGTAGATGTGTACTTCTTTAGATTGCTTAAATCTGTAGATGCGATGAACTGCTTGTATAAAGTCGTTGAACTTATAATCGATGCCAACAAATATGGCACGGTTGCAATGGTGCTGAAAGTTACAGCCACTACCAGCAATCTGTGGTTTTGTAGATAGTATTTGATAACGACCCTCTGAATAATCGATTAAAAGTTTTTCCTTTAGTTCGTTGGATTGGCTTCCGTAAACAGATTTTAAAACAACATCATCAGGACATCTTTTTTCGATGGCCATACGCTCGGCTTCTCTATGATGCCATAGAATGACATTAGAGTACTGAAATTCATTCTCAATAATTTCAAAGGCTTTATTAACACGTAGCTCAACACTTTCTGATTTTTCCCTTGATGTATCATTCAGGCTTTTAGTAACATCCTTAAACATTACCAAGTCACCATCTTTATTTACAATCGGTTTACCTGTTAAATGTTCTACCTCAATTTCGTGGATGTGCATCTTTGGCAAGTCATAGCCTTCATCGCTATACCCTAAATCTGAAGGTTTGTTGATAAATACCGCCCAACTGCTTACCCATTTCCAGAACTCATCACGTTGGGTATCGTTGATTTTTAGATTACCTGCCTTTTTAGGGTCGCGCTTAAAGAATTGGGTTAGGGCATGACCTCTATCGATGACACCAAGGAACTGAGCATAGTTTAGTATCTCAATATAGTTGTTTGGTGTTGGTGTGGCCGTAAATACAAATCGATAGGGTACTTTCCCGAAATGTTCTAGGACATAGTTAGTGGTTTCGGTCTTTAGGTTTCTTAAAACAGATGCTTCGTCAAATGATACACCACCAAATTTAGAGGCGTCTATATCACCTTTGCGGATGCGCTCGTAGTTGGTAAGGTATATTTTAGGTTGAAAGTCATCTATTGTATCAGTGTCAGTGATATACTGAATTTCAACATCTGAGCCTAAGAGTTCATTATCTCTTTTAAATTCACCAATAACACCAAGCGGTAAACCAATTAAGAATGGTTTGTTGGTTTTTTTTATTACAAGTCTTGCAATTTCTAATTGCATGATTGTCTTACCTAATCCAAAACTACAGAATATAGCCCTTCTACCACCATTTATAGACCATTTTATAATATCTCTCTGGTGAGGAAATGCGATATTTGATATATCCTCATCATTGATATTGAAACCGTAGTTTTCAGCTATAATTACTTTACTTTTTATAAAATCAAGATATTCCATTCGCGAGATTTAATAGTTTATATTTTTCAAAATCATAATTATTGAAATGCACTAGCGCATGTATTTTCTGGTTTGGTAATACTGCTAAGTTTTCAGGTGAATTATTGTGTTTGTTTTCGTCTATATGATGAACAACCTCTTTTCTTTTCAGCTTTCTTTTTAAAAATTTTTCAGCTATTGTTCTATGTTGATGTCTACCATTTCTTTTTTTATATGTAGATGACTTTATGTTTTTTGATCTAAAGTTTTTATAACATGCTTTACTACAAAACTTTTTATCTGAATCCATTTCACTAGGGTGTCTTTTAAATTCTGTATTGCAGTTGTCACATTTAATTTCGATTTTGTTCTTTGAAGCTTCATGCTTGCATATTTTAGAACAATATTTACCTCTTCCTCTTCCTAATTGACATTGTAGTTTGAAATGTGACTTACCACAATTCAAACATTTTAATTCAATTTTATTTTTTGATTTTTCAGACATTAAAAATTTTATTTATTATCTAACACTTTTCTCACTTTGTCTTTGTGTATTCCTGTTATTTCAGAAATGTTATTAAGGCTGTTATTTTGCAATACATCAAACCAGTACATGATTTCATCTTTAGAGATGTCGTTATACCTATCTGCCATTTTCTAACCTTTCAATTTTTTTAATAACGTGTTCTGTTTTTCGGTTTGATGGTAGTTTTTTTAAAATGGTCAAAACCTCACTTCTTACGTATTTATCAACTTCTACAAGCCCTTGAATCTTTTTTACAGAATAAAGCACTGTAGCATGATTAAAAGGGTCGTTGTTATTGAATGAGCCTATTTCACTTAATGAAATTAGATACCCATTTAATGATCTTGATATATAATGAAACAACTGACGTATATAAGTTCTTTCTCTATTCGTATCTTTTTTTACAATAAAACCTTCTTCTTTTCCATAGAAGTCTGTAACTGTTTTGTAGATGATATCTAATGGTGTCATAACTTCTCTATTGATGTTGCAATGATGTTGTTATAAGGATGGCCAGAAGTAGAAATTTTACCATGTATATAGACTTCGGCTTTAATGTTGTTGCCTGGTTCTATACTATCTACCATTAGCTTTAGCTCACCTCTAAAATCTACAAAAGACCTATGTTTTTGATAGTCTATAATCTCTACCTTGCTAAAGATTCTGTTCTTGTTTTCGCTGGCTATGGTCCTGCCTATTTTCCCTATAATCGTTGGCATCTATGCGCTTAATTCTGTTAATAACACTTCTCTGGTCTCGTCGCTGATATCTTCTTTTAAAAGACGTTTTATAGCGTGATTTTTCTTGGACTTGTTACGGTCCTTTGCTAGTTGCTCAATCTCTTTTGGGTCGGTTACAATGACTAATTTTGAAACCTTTGATACTTTGCTTTCAAATTGTCCTGTAATCTTTATGACACCCATATCTAACAAATCTGATACCCTTGCGGTTATTGAGCTTTCTCGCATACCTGTAGAGAAGAATTTTATATCTTCAATAGTGTGCTCTGGGTTGCGTTTTATGTAAGCGTATATCTTTGCTTTTTGGCTATTGAACGTGCCATTGTTTATGCCTTTTAAAAAGGCTTCTGTACTACATTTTGTCATGGCTAATTAGTTTTGAGTTTTCGTAAATATTCCCAACGATCTTATAATCGTAAGCCAATAATTGGCTGTAAAGCATATCTGAAGCTGATTTGTTTTGTGAGTGGCTAAAGTCTAGCATCCAGAATCCTTTTTTATTATCCCAAAAGACTTGTTGTTTAGATTGTTTTAAGCCTTCGTCTGTCATTACTTCATCGCTTAAAATGTCACCTTCATAGATGTCTTGTCCTTGACAATCTTTGAATCCTGTGAATTGTAACACTTCATAATTTGCAAAGTCTAAATCTGGGTTTATACAGATAGTATCAAAACTGATTAGGTCAATCATTTCTTTTTTATAACTATCCCAAGCCTTAAATTTTAGTTCTCTATTCATTTTAAAATGATATTAAGTATTGCTAGTATCACTAACAGGATTACAGACTGTGTTATGTCTCTTTTTTTGCTCATGGCTTTAAAATTTAAATCCAAGTCTTACAAGTCCACTATTAACTGTATGGTAATCTTCGTTTCCCCATAGCTTACTATCGGTTTTCATATCACTAGAATAGGATGCGCCTATGAATATGTTTTTAGTGATGTTAATATCTAATCCAGCTTCTAAACCTAATAAGGCATGTATTCTGCTTTCTCTACAAATTGCACCTATTCTAGGACCAGCATATAGCCTAAATACTCTTAATACTTTTGTGTTAAGTCCTACTCTAGTTATGAGATGTGAATAATCTAAATTGTTCAGCTTCGGAAAGTGGTAAATTTCACCACCAACATATACGGTGTTGTTTTGGTATTCGTACTGTAATCCAATACTAAAACCATCGTTATAAGAACCAGGTGATTGTACCACACTGATGTTATTGCTTTCTTGTGCCAATACTGCTATTGGAAATAATAAGATGTAAATGATTTGTTTCATGATCTGTTATTGAATTGTAAAATGAGTTTATCTAATTTCTCATGGCAGCTTCTACAGCGTACCTTTATATTTTCTTCATCCCAGCATAATTCTGTTTTACCTTGTTCCTTAGCGGATTTTATGCTGATGTTGTGGCTCATGTCTAGCCTGGTTCCGTTACCATTTCTACCACACTCTACACAGAAATTATAACCATGCTCATCTAATTGGGCTTGTATTACATTTTCTTTTGCTACACGCATTCTGCTTTCTATTTGGCTTTGTGTTACGCGCTCGCCTGTAGAGGTTTGGTAGGATGGTTTGTTCATTACATAGCCTTTTTAAGTTCCTGAAACTTTAATGAGTATTCGCCTATATCTTCAAGCACATAGTTCATGTACTCTCTAGCTATTTGAACCATTTGTTTAAGTTGGCTGTTTCGCTTTTCGCAATAGTTCATCTTAAATATTTTGATTCTCAATTCTTCTGGTATTTCCTTAAAGTCATTGAACCATTCTATTTTTATACTGCTAGATTGTTTGCAAAAATCTTCTACACCTTTGAACGTGAATAGTAGGTTTGAAACAGTTTCTACAACTAAACCGATATGTTCTTTTCTTATGTCACCAGCCATATCCATAATGTTGAACTTCCAGTCCAAACGTCTCAGCTCATCTTCAATGAGTTTAAAAGGTGTATCTACAAGGCAGTAGATAAGTTCTGCACGTTTATAATCGAATAAATCCATGTAGACATCTAATTGCCACTCATAGTCTTTGTTTGGTATCTCTACACTCGTTAATGGAAAAGTTTGAAAGCTCCAAGAAGATTTAATGTCACGTACTTTATATCTCGCAATATCACATTCACCTGTAAAGAAATCATTGTTTTTTCTTTCCTTGTTTTTGAGAACTAATGATTCTTTATTGCTTGAATATAGCGTAAGGCTCTTTTCTTCACTTTGAATACCTTTATCTAAGTATTTAGACTTAATAGCTGTTGAACGTCCTGTTAATTCTTCCCACACTAATTGTTCTAGCCACTTCTTTGAGCTATTTGTAAGCTCAGGTTCTGCATTTTTTTTCTTGTGAAGATCAGCCCAAACAGTTAATTGTTTATCTGTTAAAGGTCTACCATTTCCGTTTTTTCTTTCGGTAAAATCGTTATAGGTACTTTCCTGATTTTCTGTTAATGGTTTTGGTAATCCAGACATGATGTTGCCTATACTGTGTGCTCTGAATTTATAATTGTTAAAGTCCATGATTAGTTACTTTCTTCGATTATTAATTCATTCTCACGGTTTTCAAGTTCCTTTTCAAACTTTACCTTAAGTTCATCTGTAAGAGAGTTTTTAACAGATTTCAATTCTTTTGTAGAACTTGCCTTTTCTATGAATGATAATACTCTGTTAGTTTCTTCGTCCTCAGATTCCACATCAATTGTATTATCAATGTATCTGTAGTCACCTTCATTTTCCTGTACAGCTTGATCTGCTAATTGCGCTGTTTGCATTTCAATAGACATAATTCCCCATTTAGAAATGGTATTCTTTAGAACAGTCTTTTTAGCCATTGCATGAAATTGCTCTGGGTCGTTCCAAGGCGACATAGAGCCTTTACCATAAGCTTGAGAGTATTTCTTTGCATGATTGATAACTTCTTGTTTGCTCCAATAGGTCATTTTTTCAAGTCCATTAACCAATCTGAAATATGCAGCATACCCAACGATTTCACCATCACCCTCAATATCAAAATCCGCAATAAGTTCTTCAGTTAATCTATTGAAAGACTTAAACTGGTTTTCAAATACTTCCGTTACGTTTATTCTTGAATATTGCCCTGTTCTAAGTGCTAATTGCACAAAGCCTTTCCAGCCAATCTGAAATTGAGCATTTCCTTTGTATGGTACAATCCATGCAAACCCTAGATTTGGATTTATAGGTAGGTCTAAACTTGCAGCAGTTGCGGCAGCATTTAAGACTGTTTGAGGGTTTGAGTTCTGTAAAGTCTTGTTAGAGTTTATCACCTGTAAAACCGATGATATAAAACCTTGTGCCTTTTTACCAAGGATTGCTTCAAACCTTTGTTGAATGGACTTCTGTCCGAAAAGGTCTTTTGTAGTTAATTTTTCTGTCATTTTTAAAGATTTAGTATTAATTATTTATTGAATTATTTTATGTTATTTTAAAAGGCTTTATTACAATTCTGTAAATGCATAGCCCTAATGCTATTCCTATAATGATATCCATAAGTAAGTAGGTTAAGTTTTATATTTGTCCGTTCCACCAAGGCTGATTATCATCGTAATAATCCTCTTGTTCTTTTGGCTCAAAAAGCCATTTTAAAAGTGCTTTTAGCTTTTTCATAGTCCTTGTATATCTTTTTTCTTAACTCGTCTACCTGTTGCTAGTAGTTCGCTTATCAAGGCTTCTCGTCTTTTCTTTTTGCTCAGAGTAGGGGAAGGGCTTTCAACTTCTTCCCCAGCTTCGAGCCTTTTTAACAGGGCTTTGCCTTTTTTTACAAAAGCTTCGCTCTCATTGATAAGTCTCCGCAGACTTGTTATGTCTTTTTTGTTTGCCATTTGTTTTATTGTTTCGGTATCTGAGCCTTGGTGCTATTAACTAACCATTAACCAAATCATGAAGAAGTATCCAAGGCTCATTTACCTAATTTTTTCGTCTACCGTTTGCTTTATAAACTCTATAGGTCTTTTGCTTTGCTGGTCGTCTGTAATCTTCTCGGTAATCGTTGAACATTACAATGCTTTGTATTGCCATAAATAGCGTTACGATCATGTGCTTAAACCTATCAGGATGTGTTGCTACATACTTTGCTACTGCTTGGTAGCCTGTACGAACTCGCAACTTTCTAATGCTGCTCTTTACTTGTGCCTTTACCGTATTGATAGATACACAGCGTTGGTCAGCTATTTCTTTTTCAATAAAGCCTAGTGCCTTAAGTTGTATCACTTCGTTTTCTGATGGTGTTAGCTGTAGCATCTTAGATAAGGTTTAGTGCTTTTTTGTTAGTCTTGGCATCTGCCTTTATTCTGTCCTTACGGTTCTTTACAGCCTTAGCTATGATATCTGTAATCAATGACAGATTATTGTCTGTAAGTTTACGCTCTCGCTTTAAAAGGATTCTACACAATTCATAAGAACAATCGTTGTTTATAGAAATCTCTTTGCGTTCCTCTACATCTGTCCATTGCTCAATGAAGTTGCACATGTCTAGGCTTAGATATTTTCCTGCTTCTAGTGCCATTATCTTGTTGGGTTTAGGTCTACCGAGAATAAGCGGTTTAACGTTTGGTCTATAGACTTACTGTAAGCATCGTCGTCGTTGTACTTGTCGCTATCCACCTCGATAGTGGTTTTTACTTTGCAATTGTGTTGTGTGGTGCGTACACCTCTTTGATTGTTATGCATGGTTATATGGTTTTAATTAATCTCCTAAGTTGTGACCTTGTTGTTTCCAATTATCTAAAGTGTTGGCAATACCTTGTTGCTTTTGCGCTTCGGTAAGTTTCTTAACCTTATTACTAGGCTTTGCATCTGCAATCCAAAAAGCGTTACCGTTATCGTTAGCAACTGCACAATAAGATGAAGGTGTAAGAATGCTTAACAGATAGTTGCCAAACTCTTTAAGTGAGCTAAACCATTTATCCTGACCTTTATAAGTAACTTTTAGAGCCTTTCCTTTAAGGAAACTCTTGTTATCTGTTAGGTACTGTTTAAATTCTGTTGTTGTCATCTTATTATGCTTTAGGGTTAAATTGGGTTCTATTCCTTTTTTTATTGCCCTTTTTTATATTACTTTGTTGTTGTTGAAAACAAATATATGCAGAAGTATTCATATACGCAACACTTTGCATAAAATAAACATGTTAAATTATTCATATTTTATATAAATGATTGATTTTAAAAGAATTAGAAAAGAAAAAAAGATGACACAAACCGAGTTTGCAAAGCTTATAGGTGTCTCTTTGCGTTCTGTTCAGTCCTATGAAAAAGGTGATACGAAACCTTCTGCGGATGTTCTTATGAAAATTATGCAGTTAGATATGAATAATGATTCATATTTAAAAAATGATGCGATAGATATAGCAAAAGAACCAGAAGCGATTTGGGTCAACTACGAACGCTTTATGTTAGTACCAATGGTAAGCCATAGAGCACAAGCTGGTTTTTTGAGTGGTTGGGGCGATGATGAGTATTTAGAAGAACTGCCAAAAGTACCTTGGGAAGTCGACAAAGAATATAAAGGTAAGTACATGACCTTTGAGGTCTCGGGTGAAAGCATGGAAAGTGAAGAAGATCCGAGAGATAGCCTTTATGAAGGCGACTTACTATTATGTAGAGAAGTAATGCTCCAACATTGGCAAAATAAACTACATATAAATAAATGGGATTTTGTAATCGTACATAGAGAAAAGGGCATATTGGCAAAGCGTATAACGCACCATGATACTAATAATGGTATAATAACGCTTCACAGTTTAAACCCTTACTATGAGGACCAGAAAGTGAGACTGGACGATCTCATAGCTATATTCAATATAATAGATGTTAAACGCTCACGTAAAAGAAGGTAGTATGAAAAAAATGATTTTTGCTTTATTGATAGTTTTTGCTTTTGGATGCTCTGAAGGTGTTACTGAAAAAGAAAAAGTAAAAACCATAATTTATAATTCAAACTATGGTGCTCTTAGTTTAAAAAAAATTAAAGATTTAAACATCCTTAAAGATGACCTTTTTTATTTTCCAGCACACTCTTTAATGATTGACGGTTATAATACAAATGATGAAAATGAATATCTATTAGCTAGATATATTTTTAAAACAGATATTGGTGTAGGACGAATGTTTTATTTAATTGACTTTACAAATAATTCTATAATAGACAAATCAAGTGTTTCTAATGATTTTTATTTACCAATTTCAGAAAAAATATTTGGTAATAATAGTTATGACATAGAAGGAGAAAATTTGATGTACTTAATGAGAAATTAAAATGAAAAAAATAACTTATATAATACTATTATCTATACTATTTAATTGCTCATCAAATGATGATGACAGCCAAAGATATACATTTAGAAACTCAACAGAATTTGAAGTTATTGTAAGTCCTGTAGATCAATTTTTAGATGGCTCACCAGACTTTGATTTAATAATTGGTGCAGGAGAAACTAAAACTTATACAAGTGATTATATGTATAGCTTGTTTGATATTACTTCTAACAACACATCTAATTCTTTTAATTATACATTTCAAAACGGTACTAGAGTTATCTATGATTTTCAATATAAAGTACTTTATAGAATTACAGGTACAGCTACAAGTGCAGATTTAACATATAATAGTCCAAGTGGTGATACTGGACAAATAACAAGTTCTATACCAAGAGATTTAGGATTCTCTAGTTTTCAAGATGATTTTCTTTATATATCTGCACAGAATAACAATGAAACAGGAAGTATAAGTGTAGAGATATTTTATGAGGATAATTTAAAAGCTTCTGATGGTTGTGGTGGTAGTTTTTGTATAGCAGAAGCTAGTAGTTCAATATAATATAGGATAACAAGGTCAAAAAAAGGGTAAAAAAAAGCGTAAAATAAATAGAGATACAATTTTAATTTGTTTGCAAATCATTTAAAATCAAATACTTAAAATAAATTATTTCGGAGTTAATGGAATCCCTCTTTCTCCGCAAAAGAACCCGAAACGAAAGTTTCGGGTTTTTTGTTTATAGCATATCTTTGCAAAAAAAGAAAATGTCTATACTCGAAAAACTGAAGTGGCGTTATGCCACAAAAAAATTTGACACTTCAAAAAAACTATCTCAAAATCAAGTAAATACCTTAAAAGAAGCT